CTGCTGACCTCAGCGACAATCGTAATGGTATCTGGTCGGACAGTCTGCAGGTTGGCACGCCCGCCCGACTTCTTGGCGCTCCCGTATACGAGGCTCCCGGCCTGGATACTTACGGTTCCACGTCGACCGGCAATGTCGGCGCCTCCGCGTTGTTTGGCGACTTCTCCTCTGGTTTCACCATCGCAGACCGTCGCGGCATGCGCCTGGTTCGCGACCCGTACACCGCCGCCGGACAGGGCATTACGAAGTTCCACTTCTCGAAGCGTGTCGGTTCTGCGGTCGTGCTCCCCGAGGCGATTGTTGCTCTGAAGGCTGCATAATTTCCTGAGCCGCGCCAATGTGAACGGCTGCTCGGTCGTCAGGCAAGTCGGTGGGCGCGGGCCGGCTTTTTCGGTTATTAGCGCCGATTTGCCATGAGCATTGCCGCCGCAGAGACCCCTTGGCCTCGGCCTTGCTGCGGCGGCTCTTATATTAAAAGGAGGCCAGCATGCCTAACCGAATATGCCCGTGCGGCTTCTCAGTACCCAAAGGCGCCAAGTGCCCATGCCAGAAGCGGCGAGCAACGGAGCGGCAGAAGATAGCGGATGCGGCACGTGGCACGCCCGCTCAGCGTGGTTACGACAAAGAGTGGTATCAGTTACGGCACGCCTTCCTGCAGCGGCACCCGCTATGTTGCGTGTGCGGCGCGAAGGCGACGCATGTCGACCACATCGTTTCGGTACGGGAAGCGCCACACAGGAGGCTAGACCCTACGAACCTGCGGAGCATGTGTGGTCCGTGTCATAGCCGAAGGACGGCTAGAGATCAGAGCCAAGCGTGGGGACGCTGACCGGGGCAGGTCTGCAACTTCTGCAACCGTCACGTGTACCACCCGCGCCCCACAATTCGCAATAAACCCTATTTGAGAATTTGAACGATACGCCGCTATCGTTCAGGAAAGTTGAACAATGGCTATCGTGACCCTTGAAGACATGAAGTCCCATCTCGGCATTGTCGACGATGCCGACGACGACCTGATTACCGCGAAGATCGACGCCGCGCAGGCGTGGCTCGAGGCGCAGCTTGGCTATGAACTCGACGAGACGGCACCGGCCGATTTGGTTGAGGCGGTACGCCAGCAGTGCGCGCACCTATTCGAGAATCGCGAAGCAACCGTGGTCGGCCTGTCGATTACGGAAACGCCTGCCGCCGTGGCCGACACGATCCGGAACCATCGCCGTTACTGGGGCTATCCGGATGGCTCGGAATAAGGATCTCGACGCCATACTGAAAGCGTTTGACGCCATCCCGAAGGAAAGCCGCAAGGCCATTCGCAAGTCGATCGATAAGGGCGCCGACGAGTTAGTCGGCAGGATGAAGTACCTTGCCCCGGTTGATGACGGCGACCTAAAGCAGTCGATACGGAAGCAAGCCCTGAGCGAGCTAGCCGTGCGCGTCGAGGCAGGCGGCGAGGCAACCACAAGGCCGGTCAGGGAGGGCGTTAGCGCGACCTACGACTACGCGCTTGGCCAAGAATACGGCACGGCAGAAATGCCAGCCAGCCCATTCTTCTGGCCCGCAGTGAACACGCTGAAGAAGCGCGTACGGCGGCGCGTCGATCGGGCCATTGGCAAGGCCGTCAAGGATACGTGGGGGAAGAAATGAGCGTCACGATAAAGGCCATGGAGCTTAAAAACGTTCCTATGGAGCAGTCCGAGATCGTCGCAGAGTTTGATGCTCATGTCGGCGATTTCATTGTTCGGCGAGCCACGCTGCGACGCAACTACACTGACGGCAGCTTTTTTGTCGGATTCGGCGGCGGCTACAAAAGGCGCGTCGGCATCACGCTGCCAAGGCATTGCGCCACACGCGCAGCAATCCTTACCGCGGCCGTGGAGGCTTACAATGTCCGAAGCTAGTTTGGCAGCCCAGCGGCTTGCCGTCGTTACGATGCGCGCACGGCCGCAGCTTACGGCATTGGTTCCTGCCGCAAACATCATGGATCGCAACGAGCGGCCTGAGGTGTTCCCGTGCGTCATCATCGGCGAGGCGCAGCCGGTGGCCGACGAAGCGCAATGCGTCATCGGCTCGGAGGTGTTCCTGACGATTCATGTGTGGACGAGGGAAAACACTTTCACTCAGTGCAAGTCGATCGCCGGCGAGATCCGCCGTGCCTTGTATCAGCTTTCCGGAATCCAGGAGGGCTTTGCGCTCGACTTCTCATTCGAGGATAGCCGGTTCCTGCGTGATCCGTCGGGCGAGCATAGCCACGGCGTGGTGACGTACCGAGTGCTGGCCGAAGATACCGTGGGGATTGTGTGATGCGCGCAGGCAAGCTCGACAATACCATAGAGATAATGCGCCACACATGGATTGACGACGATTACGGAGGCCAGGTTCCTGGCCCGACGGTCGTCCTGGCTACCCTACGTGCGCAGATCATACAGGCGTCGACGGAAGAATTTTATAGAGCGTGGGGCGCCTCCAGTGAGACAGCGATCGTGTTTCGCACGCGATGGTTCGATGACGTCACCGTAGCCGACAAGGTTCGTCACGACGGCGTTGAGTTCAATATCAAGGAAATCAAACCGATCGGCAGGCGCCGGGGGTTGGAGATCAGGTGCGGCAATGGCGCGGGGACGTAAGGCGGAGATCAAGGCGCTGGACGGGGCGCTTAGTAGTGTGCCGAAAGCGCCTGCCTGGCTGCCTCCCCATGGCAAGGCCGAATGGCGGCGAGTGGTGCCGCAGTTGGTGGCTGACCGGAAAATTGCTGGCCATGAGCTTGGGACCGTCGAGGCGTACTGCCTTGCCGTCGCGAATATGCGGCAGGCCGAAGCCATAGTGGCCAAGGAAGGCCCGACCTACGTTTCGCCATCCGGTGAATTGAAACGACATCCCGCAACGATGCTGGTGAAGGAAGCGGTAGAGGCTTCCCGTCGCCTTGCTGCGGAATTGGGCCTTACGCCGGCGAGCCGCGGGAAAAATTCAGGGGGCGCAATTGGTAACGAAAGCGCCGATGATCTCGGCGATATCTGAGCATACAAAATGGTTGTTCGACGATAGCCCGATCCCGGACCCCATGGGTAAAGGCGCCGCCGCGGTTAAGTGGATAGGTGCGTTAAAGCATCCCCGCAGCACTCTCCCCGGAAAGAGGTTTCAGCTTGACCGCTGGCAGCGCCGCATCGTGCAACGCGTCGTCGGCGATGTTGACGGGAACGGGCAGCGGCGGATCAAGACCGTGTTTCTGATGGTCGGACGCGGCAATCGCAAGACAACACTTGCTGGCGCACTTTGCGCACTGTTCACGTTTGGCCCGGAGCGCATTCCGAATGGCCGTGTATTTAGTGCAGCGAACTCACGCGAGCAGGCTGCGCTCACACACGACGAGCTCGCGGGCATTTGCCGCGCGCATCCGCGAGTGCTCGAGGCGACCACGATTCAGGACACGCTGAAGCGGATCAGCCATCCGAAATCCGGCTCGCGGTTTGCTGCGCTGTCATCTGAGGCTAAGAATGCCCACGGCCTTACGCCGGCGCCGTTTTGCTTTATTGACGAGTTGCACGAGTTCACTAAGGCAGATCTTTACGACGCGCTTACAACCGGCCTGAACAAGTCACCGAACACGCTGTTGTTCATTGCTACAACGGCAGGAGTTGGCACCACCAGCGCGGCTTACAACGTCTATGAATATGCCTTGCGCGTAGCTCGCGGACAGGTGGATGACTCGTCGTTTCTGCCGATCATCTTTCAAATGGAAGAAGACGACGATTGGCGCGACGAGTCGGTGTGGTTCAAGACAAACCCGGGCCTTAGCTGCAACCCGCCGTATCCTGATCTAGACGGCCTGCGCAAGTTCGCACGTGAGGCGGAGCATAGGCCGGCGCAGCGCGAAGCAATGATGCGGCTGCATCTTGGTCGTTGGCTTGACGGCGCGGCAGAACCCGCCTGGGATCTGGGAATCTGGGATCAGAATGGCGAAGCCTATGACTTAGAGGAGATACGCGGCCGCAAGGCATGGCTAGCCGTTGATCTGTCGAAACGTACCGACCTCACCGCGGTTGCCGCCTGTATCGAGCTAGAGCCGTCTGCGGATGGCCAGCAAAGGTATGCGCTGCATGTGCAGTCGTTCGCGCCAGAGGAAGGCATCCGGCGGCGTGCCGATAATGACAGCGCTCCCTATCCGTTATGGCGCGACCAGGGCTATCTGACGGCCTGTCCCGGCGACATCGTAGATCTTGGCATTGTTGAGGATTACGTCCGCGGCCTGTGCGAACGTTTCGACGTTCAGGAGATCGCATTCGACAAGTGGTCTGCTAGGGCCACCATGGAAGCGCTCGAGCGCGATGGCCTGCCTGTCGTTGAGTTCCCGCAAAACCTCGCCACTTTCGCCAAGCCGGTGAACGACTTCGAAGACTTAATGATGAACCGGCGCCTCTGCCACGGCTGCAATCCGCTATTGCGGTGGGCCGTGGGCAATGTCGTGCTGGACAGCGATGCTAGCGAGAATCGCCGCCCTACAAAGAAGCGCAGCGCCGACCGCATCGACCCCGCCGTGGCCAGCATCATGGA